ATTCTATATCGAATAAGATTCTCATTAGAAGTCCTCATTGATTACTTCCTCTTCATTCTTTTCAAAGTCAATAGCATCATCGGGCCGATCTACTTCAGTCATGCGTCCTGTATCTTTCATGTATTCTAGATAACAAGCGACTCCTGTTTCTCCTGTCCAACGATTCTTTAATATCCTTACAGTAGTTACGTTAGGATTCTCAGATTGTTGGTCCCTTTCACACCCGATAACTATATCAGATAACTGACCTATGGCCGCAGATCCACGGAGTTGAGCCATGCTGGTTTGTGCTCCGTCTTCATGACCTTTGTTACCTTGAGGTCTTTTAAGATGTGACACCATCAGTATCCCTACGTTTACTTCTTCAGCAAGTCCACGTAGTTTTGTCATGGTATTATCAATCATCCTACGTTCATCCCCACCTTCCATACCAGATACTACTATACTGATATGATCCAATACTACATAGTTACAACCGCAACCATGTGCCATGTATCGGATCTTGTTGATGAGATTATCACCATCAAGTGAACCCCAATGATCGTATAGAAAGACACGTTGAGTACCTAATGTATCCTCAAACGCTGACTTGAATGACTCAGGATCAATCTCTTTATCACCGAGATGAAGAGGTTGGTTAATAGCTAGAGACATAAACCCTAACGCACTACGTTTAACTCCTTCTTCAAGAGCTACATAGCCTATCGTTTCTCCCTGCAAAAGTAAATGGTAAGCTATCTCCCTACAAATTTGGGACTTGCCGATACCACTACCTGCACAGAAAGTAACTATCTCTCCTCTTCGTAGACCTAAAGTCTTCTGATTGATACCCTCAAATGGGTATTTACAGGATGATGCCACATCCTCACTTGATACAAGATCCCATAGATCTGAACCTTGTATGATTCCATCAGGTCTGAAAGGTTTAGCTTGCCACAAACAAGTAACAAGTTCCTTTGTCTTACCTGCTACTACCATCTCATTAGCATCCTTGAGAGGTAGGTGTCCTATCTTTGCTTTCCCAGGTGGTAGCAACTGAGCACATTCCTTTGATGCTTTACTTCCTGCTTCGTCACTATCAAATAGGATGACAACTTCATCGAACTTTGATAGCATCTCAATGGATTTACGTACAGCATTAGGTGCTCCTGATGCACCAGTAGGTACACTAAACACAGGCCACTGGTTACCCAATGCCTGTGAGACAGATAGGGCATCGATCTCACCTTCGGTTATCACTGCACGTTTACCACCTTCAGACCATAGGTGTGCTCCGTATAGCCCTGCTTCACTAGCATCTCCTATAAAAAGGAACTGCTTGTTAGCCATGCGTAGTTTCTGTGCAACAACACTGCCCGATGAGTTCTTGTAATTTGCGATCTGAACTTTACGTCCATTGTATTCACCAGTTTGATAGTCCCACTTACGGCACGTATCCTCACTGATTCTACGTTTGGAAAGTCCTTGAATCGTTCCGTCTATAAACTTCATATCCCTCTTTACAGTAGGTTCATAAGTTCTATCCCCTTTACCATACGTGTTACAACCAAAGCACCACGTATGCCCATCGTCATAGACAGCCACGTTATCCTTAGATCCGCAACTGTCACATGACTGATGTTGAATAAAGTTACTCTTCAAATTCGTCATCTTCATCCTCATCTTCATCCACTTCAGCAGTGTATTCCCATCCATCTGAACACGCTACATCACCATCACTTTTCTGTGCGGCAACTGCGGTCACGTATGCGAAACCTGAAGCAATCAAGAACGAATGAAATTCCTGCATGATGTCCGTAAGATAATCAGCATTGAACTCCATCTCAACATGAGCATGGGATTCACCTTTATCATCGATGACATCACGTTGCAGAACATATCTTTCAATCATGAGTTCCTTTCTTTGTTAAAGTTAATTCGTCTATCCAATTCTTAGGGATGTATGTTTCCGAGTACTGAAACTTATAAGTATCACACCATTGAGCACAAGTCATTTGACTTCCTTGTACTCTAGCACTTGCCTTCTGAAATACAAAACGTATGTCCAGATCTGGGTGTTGTTCTTTGATGAGCTTATGTTTTCTTTGATCCGCACTACGGAAATAGCCTTTGGCTTCAATGATAATCCCATTGGATAGTATGAAGTCTGGTTTATACTTTCGTATAGTGGTATATGAGATGTCGATTGACTCATAGTCATACTCAACTTTACGCTTCGTAAGATTACAAGCAATCGACTCCTCAAATAAAGATCTAAAAGTCTTCTTCGTCTTCTCCTTTTTGGTTACTGGTTTCTTCTTCTTCAAACATCTCTGCTTCTTGTTCTTCATTGGCCTTGGAACTGGTTACGATTGAGTATCCTTCCTCAACTGAGAACATATCGTTCCCACCTGCATTATACTCTACCAGTTCAAGAACCTGAACTCCACGCAGACGAAGCGAGACACCTAAGTTATTCCCTGTAAAGTAGGGAATAGTTTCAAAGGCTATCTTCCCGATGCTTCCATTACCAATGGTAACCTCAGAAGGAATAGGCTTCTTGTCTGGACCTACTACAACAGGACGTTGAGTAAACTCCTGCCCTGTTTTAGAGTTGGTTGCTACTGCTTTCAACTTGAATTGAAATTCGTAGCCATCAGCTAATCCGTCCTCATTCAAGACCTCTTTGAAAGGTAGAAATTCTCGGAAGGATTTCCGATTAGGGTTACGAGCTACGGCATCCTTCTTGTTTGCCTTATGCTCACGTTCAATAGCCTTACGCAGATCATCAGATGATCCATTGGCTAACCGAAGTTTGACATGGAACACTCCATTAGAATCAAACTGAGTGTCAGGCTTATGAAGGTAAGCCCATCTCATCTCACCTTTCGGTGTTACTGTGTACTCTCTATTTGCCATGTATCCTTTCCTAAAGAATGGTTGGTTTCTAATTTACTAACATCAATACCCATTGTAACACATTCAAATACAATGTCAATAGGTATTTGTTCATCATTATCTAAGTAGTGTACACATAATCTACAAAGATAATCTATATCGTACTTCATGCTATAATAGTCATTAACTCCTATTCAGGATAGGTTAAGAAAAAAAGTAATCTGATTTTAGTACCTTAGATAAGTCAAGATTCCCACGTTCAGGTGGTGATTCAACCTCATCCAGTACATCAGTTGCTGATAACCTAAACTGGTGTAGCACATCGTTCTCATTATACATCTCATAGAATGCCTGTCTAAGATTGACAGCTAATTCAGGAGAGTGATGGGCAAACACACCATAAGAGTCATGAACCATAGCGAAGTCCATGACACCATCATCGAGACACTTGTTCACTGTGATGGTCAATGCACACGCATCAAGTGCATGTACAAAGTTGGGTGCTATACCATTGACTGCTCGGTGTCGGTCAACTCTAGCATAATCTTGTGTTGCTATTACAGGTTTAATAAGTTTACCATCTATATGTGTAGCAATCTGACGTTCCTTTATTGCAGGATACATCTGATGCACTACAAATCCAGAAGGTGTAGACCATACGATAGGCATTTGTTTTTTACTAATGCCATTCCCTATTACTTGTAACCATTTCATTGCCTCTCGTGCAGAGACTACCACTTGACCTATCGCTTTCCATACGGAACGTGCTAGGTACATGGATGATTTAAACAGGTCATCTCCAAAAGGATTAGGAACTCCTTTCAGAAACTCTTCACGCATAGCATCCTCAATGTAGGCTCGACATGAATACATCGTACCACCATAAGGTACGACCATGACAGGACGTTTAGTCAGCTTACGTGTTATAAGTCCTGAGTCTATCCATCGTTTAGCGTGTGTATCTACATCGTACTCTGATTGTACATCCTTCAACACTAGGTCAGCTACCTCTTGGTATATATCCTGTGGCATCTCTTCATTAGTAAGGTTCGTAGCCTTACCGCCAACAGGATCACGAAGGATTGCTGAATAGTGTTGGAGTCCGTTGTTACTTCCATCCACCATGACAGGAAGACTTGACATGTATCCGTAACCTTTATCTGCAAACCCTGACCATTCAAAACAGAATGCTAGGAATTGCCAAGGTTCATCAGCCTCAGTCCACCATCGGTATCCGAAAGGATCTTCAGCAGTACGTTGAATCTTATCTAAGTTATCTAAACACCACTGGTATCTATCATCAAGTGATACCTTATCATAACCATAACAGTTTGCTCCATGAACTGCAAGCCATTTAGCTTGTTCATCATTCTCGATAGGTTCAGAAGCACTGAATGTCAGTAAGGCTTTAGCAAAGTCTGGTCCTTGTGGTGTCATGAAGGACGAGACTGTGTACTTACGTCCTCTAAAGTCTGATTGATATACAAAGTATATATCCCTGTACTTCTCAAACTTCTGGGCCATTGATAGTGTACGTACAAATTGAATTCGCTTACTACCTATACGTGCATTCTCATTGTATATATTTGCCGCATTTTTTTTCCATGTTATAAACTCTTGGTACAGTTCTTGATCCATGTCTTGTTTATTCATACCCTCTGGTACTGGTGCAGGTGGTATTGGT